TACCACCCAGACGCCGAGCACGTCCAGCGCACCGCTCTGCAGTTCACCTTGACGACCACTCGCAAGACCCTCTACAAACGAGATGGCACCACCAAGAGCACGAGCATGGACATTCCCTGCGTCGTCTTCGGCAAGCTCGCCCAGACCCTCTACGAGACTTTTGCATGGGCACTGCCGCTCAAGGTCTATGGCGAAGGCAACCTGAACGTGCGCCCGGTGGACAGCGCCCTCGAGGTCTTGGTGACCAAGCTCTACACCGACGAAGTCTTCGACCCTACCAGCGACTGTTCCGACATATTCTTTGAAGAGGCACCATGAGCAAAAGACGACAGGACAAACAGATTGATATCATTGCAGAAGTCGAGGCTGTCGCGCAGTTTCTGGCAGTTACTGACACAGTCAAGCCGCCGAAGGGCGTGCAGGAAGAGGCAGCTCTTGGTCTCGAGTGGCGACTGAAGCACAAGCGAGGCGGCACGATGGTCGGAGTCGCCAGAGCTCGTGACCTTAGTGGGGGGCGGGCAGTATCCTACCTGACACTGAAGCGCATGAAAGCCTACTTTGACCGGCACGAGGTCGACCTGCAGGGCGAGGGCAGCAAGCCTGGAGAGCCTGGGTACCCGAGCGCAGGGCTCATTGCTTGGAAGCTCTGGGGCGGAGACTCTGGCAGAACATGGGCGCTCTCCGAACTGCGGAAGGCAGGCATGCTTGACAAAGAAGGGAGCATTGTGCCGAGATGATTGCGCACATCAACGACATCTTGCATGGGCTCGCGATGACAGACAAGACTGGCTTCACCGAGCATGTCTGCTTGCCAGTGCCGGCCGAGCTGCTCGATGATGTCTTGGCCCAAGCAAGAGCACGATGGGTCACACCAGAGAAGCCATGGCAGAAGTACGATGAGATGTGGCATCAGTGGCAAGGCAGTCTGCCCATCAGTCGGTTGCAGATGCCAGAGCATCCCAGAGAGTACGCGACAGTGAGGGTGTGGCGAACGAGAGTCTGGAGCAACGACACGATGCCGCACGACCAGGCGACTTACAGCTTCATCTCAGTCATCGAGCATGGGCCTGCGAAGCCAGCCTCCGAGTGGGTTGCGGAAGTATCGAAGGCAGTGCTTCGGCGCGATCTGACCTATAAAGCACTGGTGCCTTGCACGCTGTCAGAGGAAGTCGTGCGTGAAGTCTTGAACATGAAGGAGCGAGGCCCAATAAGGCCGATTCGAACAACGGTGCACGAGTGCTCGACTGGCGACACCACACTGGTGCCTGAGGGGTATCACGAGATCTTTCTGGCGTACTGGGCGACTGGAGAAGATCGAATCGTCAAGGGGTACTGGCTCGCACCTTGGGTTGATGTACTGAACAGAGTCTAGAGCAATGGGCAGCGGCGGCCCTTCCTGCCGCAGGAGAACACATGTACAATCAATGCACACTCATCGGTAGACTTGGCGCGGATGTCGAGGCAAGCAGCACACAGGGCGGGCAGGACGTCGCCAACTTCAACATGGCCACCTCAGAGAAATGGAAAGACCGGGATGGAAACATACAAGAGCGCACCGAGTGGCACCGCATCGTCGTCTGGGGCACACTCGCCAAGGCATGCAGCAACCTTCGCAAAGGACAGCTCGTTCATGTCGTCGGGCGAATCCAGAGCCGCAGCTTCGAGCAGGGCGGCCAGACCAAGTACGTCACCGAGATCAAGGCCGACACTGTCACTTTCCTCGAGCGAGGTGAGCGTGGTGGAGAGCAGTCACCTGGTGTTGACAATGCGCGCCCGCAAGCTCGGCCGGCAGCGAGAGGCTCGCGGCCTGGATCTCTTCCTGACGGTATGCCGTTCTGAGGCACTGTGGGGCGTACTCACCATGCTGATGCTTGTTGGTGGGCTGACGCTGGTGATGTGGGTTCGGTAGAAAAAACAAGGGCGACTCAGTGAGGAGATGACACTGGTCGCCCTTGTCCACCGTGGGAGTATGTCCGCTCAGTTCGTCAGGCCGAGCACAACCATGATAGAGGACAATGCCGGTGGATGCAAGAGATAGTGGCTTTCTAAATGCACTCGTTGCCGAGCTCGAGATGGCACGGGTCAAGTTCCCAGATCGGCCGACGATGGCAGTCTTGGTCGAAGAAGTCGGTGAGGTAGCCAAGGCTCTGCAGGATGAGAGCAGGGAGGCGATCTACCTCGAGTGTGTACAGGTGGCAGCGATGGCCATGAGGATGGCCACGGAAGGATGCAGAGAGTATGAGCGATCATGGCCAGACGAATAACTGTAACAACCCATGCACTGACTTGGCTCTGCCATCGGTGACTGACCCTGTAGAACCAACGAAGAGGTACGACATCGAGGTCAACATCTTCGATGCGATTCGGTCTGATCTTCAAGATCGAGAAGCCAAAGGTGTCGAGACCTACGGCACTAGGCTGAGAATGTTCAACGGTCGCGACCCTCTGTGGGATGCGTACGAGGAAGTTCTGGACTTGGCTGCATATCTAAGACAACACCTCTCCGAGCAACTGCTGCTCAAAGAGGTCGCCATCACAACACGCACTCTTCGGTCTGATGCAGCCTTCCGAGTTAGTCACGAGCAGATCGTCGATGGGCTCTCAAGGCGTGGCTTCATAGTTGTCAACCCAGAGTCTGGGGCTTACACATTCATGTCGCTGAATGGCGGCACGCCGGTCGTCATTCCATGGAACAGCACTCAGCTCCGAGAGCAGCTGTCAACCATTGCCATCAAAGAAGCAGCCAAGAAGCTCTGCATGGACGAGGTCGACTTGTTCCTCGAGATGTTCAATGGCGAGGTGCGGCCATGATAGTCAAGAAGCCAGAGGGCTTTTACCTCATGACCCAAGACGGCAGCCGCTCTCTTGGTGGTCCGTACAAGACCCGCGAAGAAGCGATCCGTCGCGAGAACCAAGTGAAGCAGATCGAGTGGCTGACCAAGATTGCGCAGCAGGCTCGAGACAAGAGAGGTGAGTGATGGCAGCTAAACGAACAAGAGCAAAGCCATCGACGACGTTGTCTCGAACGCTGGCCAAGGAAGACTTAAAGCAGAAGCGCATCAAGCTGATTCTGCAGCTGCTCCGAGAGGGCCACTTTGTGGCGTTCGCATGCAAAGCTGCCGGCATTCACCGAGACACCTGGTATGAATGGCAAGCCAAAGACCCAGAGCTCATCGCCAAGCAAGAGGAGGCTGAGCTCGAGCAGGTGCGCATGCAGCTCAACAAGATCACGCACTCCGACGACCCGAGGTGGGCAGCGTGGTTCATCGAGCGCAAGATGCCCGACTGGCGTATCAATCAAGTGCAGCAAGTCGCACTGCAGGGCGAGCCAAAGATTGTCCTGACTTGGCCAGAGGAAGCACCGAAGAAAGATGAGTGACGAATACATGAAACACACTGTCTGCCCACATGCTCGTGACCTTCCGAGGTGCGTGCTTCAGATTGTCCAGATATCGATAGCTGGGCTTCGACTCCGAGTGCTGTGCTGCCCAACCTGTGCCGTCGACATTGCGGGCGAGAAGAGCGACTGATGCGCATCACGATGCCCTACCTTCACCCAGCACAGCGTGAGGTCTTCGATGACCTAACGCGATTCCAAGTGCTCGTGTGTGGTCGTCGATGGGGTAAGACTCGGCTGGCAGTAGTCAAGGGCTTGGCTGCCTTGCTCGCAGGCAAACGTGCCTGGTGGGTCGCGCCAACCTACTCGGTGTCCGGCATCGGATGGCGACTGCTCAAGAGCGTGGTCTCTGGTCTGCAGGGTGTCGAGGTTCGCGAGGCTGACCGTGCGGTAAAGTTCGGCAAGACGGGCGAGTTCTGGTTCAAGACTGCCGAGCGACCAGACAACCTCCGAGGTGAGGGTCTCGACTTGCTGCTGATGGACGAGGCAGACTTCATCGACGAAGACGTGTGGCTCGAAGTGCTGCGCCCTGCTCTGTCTGATCGCAAGGGTCGGGCGATGTTCATCAGCACACCGAAGGTCGAGAATGGTTGGTTCCACAAGCTGTTCAAGATCGGGCAGACAGGCACCGACCCAGAGTGGAAGTCGTGGAGCTATCCCTCTGTGAGCAATCCCTTCCTCGACCCAAGAGAGATCGACGCGGCCCAAGCAGCTCTGCCAAGTCTGGTGTTTCGGCGAGAGTACGGTGCTGAGTTCGTCTCGGCAGCCGGCACACTCATCCAGTCGTCTTGGCTCAGGTACGTCAGCCAGATACCCGCAGGCTTGTCTTTGGCGATGGGCGTCGACCTTGCCATCTCGCAGAAGGACACGGCAGACTACACGGCACTGGTCGTGCTTGGTCGCTCGGAGGGTGGTCAGCTGTATGTGCTCGATGTGCATCGAGAGCGCATGACCTTCGACCAGATCCTGACCGTCATCAAAGAGAAGGCGAACAGGTGGAAGCCGACCGTCGTTGGCATCGAGCAGGTGCAGTTTCAGGCTGCCGTCGTGCAGGAGTTGCTGCGCACAACCTCGCTGCCAGTCAAGGGCATGCGAGCCGACAAAGACAAGACCACCCGATTCATGCCACTGCAGGCAAGGTACGAGCAAGGTCTGGTGCATCACCTCCGAAGCCTACCGACCTTCTTCGACGACGAGCTCTTGGCCTTCCCGGTCGGCAAGCATGATGACATGGTCGATGCACTGTCATGCGCCTATGCTGCGATGGGTGCTGTTGGGATGTCACAGTTGGCGAATAGGGCAGCGGCAATCGCCCAGGCAGGGGCAAGCAAGCGCGGTCACTTGTCGGGCTTTATTCGCTGAATTTGTGCGATACGTTAAGACTAAGCAGTTGCGGTGTGATACGCCTCACGATTGTCGTGAAAGCACAGCCGCGACACGGAGCACATCACATGGCATGGTATGACCGTTTCCTCGGTCGCAAAGACAATCAGGTTCTAGCACTGGAAGCAGCGGCCCCTTCAGCCCCTGTCCCCGTGGCACGTCCTGTTGTCCCGAACATGCTTGGTGCGTACCGCAAGCCTGCTCCAAAGGACGCCTACGTTCGTTATCCTCAGTATCTCTCGGCATACCTCTCGCCCGAGAAGCTGATGGGTATCACGCGTCAGGCAGACATTGGGTACATGCAAGACCAGATGGGATTGCTGCAGGAGATTGCCGGACGTGACGGCTTGATACAGGGCTTGCTCACCACGCGCCTCTCGGCTCTCAGCCGCAAAGAGGTGATTGTGGAACCGAGCAAAGCCGACCCGAATCCAACCCGCGCCGAAGAGGTGGCTGCCTTCTGTCAAGAGGTCTTGTCTCATCTTCGTCGCATGGAGAAGTCATCTGACGGTTCGTTCCGATACACTGGCGGCTTGGCCTCCGTGGTCGAGTTGCTGTCGATGGCGTCTTGGTACGGTGTCGAGATGGCATGGGTACACTGGGGAGTGCGACAAGGTGACAGTCTTCCGCGCCCCATTGGCATCGAGCCGCTCGATGAGCGTCGCTTTGGATTCGATGTGGAGACCAACACGCTAACACTGGCGACTGTGGCCAACAACGGTCCCGGTCAACCAGTGACTGACTTCGATCCTGCCCTCTGGCTCGAGGTGCGAAACACTCGTGTTTCGCGCGTGCTGTCTCAGTGTGGCTCTGGTCGTGCTGTGCTTTTACCATTCACCCTAAGACTGGGCGCTCTCAAAGACCTGCTGACCTATGCTGAGGTCTGGGCTCTGCCTGGTGTCATCGGCAAGATGAGCAACGATGTGGCGGCAGCTTTCGACCAGAACACACTGGCGAGCTTCGAGACGATGCTGCGCGAGTTCGCGGGCGACTCTCGGCAGATTCTGCCGCCGGGCTTCGACGTGCAAGTGATGTCAGCGGTCAGTGGTGGCGAGCGCGTCTTTGACCTACTGGACAAGCTGACCGAGCGCCAGATTCAGTTTGCGATCGTGGGCCAAGTGGGCACGGCCTCTGGTGACCAGTCAACCTATGCGAGCGCAGATGTTGGCATGCAAGTGCAGAACACCCTCGTGGCAGGCGATGAGCGAATGGTCGGCGATGCTCTCGAGCGACTGCTGCTGTCTGCTGTGACGCTGCGCTTCGGCCGAGGCGTTCCTGCAGGCGAGGTCGTGTTTCGTGACCGTGCCTCCGAGGCAAGCGCCGAAGACAAGGCCAAGCTGTTCAGCAGTGCGCTCTACCCTTTGATCTCAATGATCGAGAAGGGCGTGCCTGTCGATGTTGAGGCATATGCCAAGCTCTTCGATCTGCCGGTGCTTGAGAACACCAACGACCTCGTGCGTCAGCTTCAAGAGAGAGCTGCGGCAGAGAAGGCCGCCAAAGGTGGTGCTTGATGAAAGAGACCGTTTTCCTTTTTGATGTGATGGTCGATGCTCCCGAAGGCATGGTGCAGCTCGCTCGCACTGGCGCGTTCTACCGAGAAGACCAAGGCAAGTTCAAGGTGACCAAGGCGATGCTGCTCATGATGCGCGACAATGCGATGGAGCGCGGCCTTGAGATTCCGATCAAGATCACGCACGAAGACAGCCGACAGGCTGCGGGTTGGGTCGACTGCTCGACGCTGTCGGTTCAGCCATGGCGTTCAGGCTTCGGTCTGTTCGGCAAGGTGTCGTGGTCGAGTGATACAAAAGATAAGCTGAAGAGCGGCAAGTACCGCTACATCAGCCCCGAGATCAATTGGAATGGGAAGCGGTATGCGGACAGTGCAAGAGGCAAGGCGGGCGAGCCCATCGGCCCCATGCTGCTTGCTGCTGCTCTCGTGCTGACCCCGTTCTTTGATATGGACCCAGTGAAGTTTTCACTTGCCGCAGGCAAGCGGCAGTATTCCGCAGGAGCAAACATGTACCTAGGGATCGAAGCACTGCCGATGCTCAAAGAGTTCTTGGCAGGCAAGGTTGAGGGTCTTGATGCAGGCAAGGTTGATGCACTCTCGGCCGAGTTGTTGATTGGCTTGATGGAGTATCAGCGCAAGATGCACGAGGCTGAGATGGCGAAAGCCGAAGACGAGAAGAAAGAGATCGAAGTCGAGATCGAGATGCCAGAGGGTGAGCAGCCTGCGGCAGAAGAGATGCCGATGACGGAAGAGTCTATTGAGGCCGGCAACATGCCGAAGGATCTCAAGGCTTCCGTGGGTCGCATCGCTGTTGCGTTCGGCTTGACTGCCGGCACGAACACCGACGTGCTCATCGCCACAGCAGAGGCGAAGGCCAAAGCTTACGATGTGCTTGCGAAGCGCGTCGCCAGCCTCGAGGCTTCGGTTGCGAAGGCTGCAGAGGAAGAGAAGCAAAGCCTCTTCAAGAAGTATCAGGCAGAGGGTCGCTTCCGCATCTTCTCGGTAGCAGACACAGACCCGAGCGGCGCGAAGGCAGCGACAGAGATCTTGGGCAAGGGTGTCGATGTGTTCAAGTCGGTCTTCGACAAGATCACCCCACTCGCCTCGTTCTCTGCAGCACCTGAGTCGGCAGACCTTCCCGAGCGCACCAACGCACAGGGCGAGGGCATGGTGATGTTTCCAGCAGCTGAAGAGATCAGCAAGTATGCGGCAGCGAATGGCTTGACCTATGGCCAGGCTGTCAAGGCTCTATTGAAGAAATAAACGGAGGCAACAATGGCACTCAATCTCGGCACAATTCAGCACATCCTCGACGTCGCCTTCGTGGCTGACGGCGCGATCTTCCAAGGCGCGGTGGTGACACTTTCTTCGCCTTCTTCTGACAACAATGCTCGCGTCACTGTGGCAGCATCATCCTCAGTCACCCCTCTTGGTGTGGCTCTAGTCGATGCAGCCGACGGCGAAGTCGTCCGCGTGCAGATGCTCGGTCTTGCGTATGTTGTGGCCAGCGGCCCCTTCAGCGCAGGCGACAACCTCGCCATCGCAGCAGCTTCCGGCAAGGTCGACACAGCAAGCTCAGCAGACCAGCTTGTTGGCGTGGCTCTTGAGGCAGCAACTGCTCTCAACGACTTGGTTGTGTGCAAGCTCTATTGCAATGGCTCCGTCGAGCCGTAAGCTACTGACAAGGTAAAGGGAGGCGACGATGCCATCACCATCACAACTTCACGTAAATGCGGCGCTAAGCCAGATCTCGATTCAGTTCAAGAACAGCCAGTACATCGGGCTCAGCGTGGCTCCTCTGTTGGCGGTCAACAAGCTCTCTGACGTCTTCTTCAAGTACGGCGAGGCAGACTTCTTCACCCGCGTCAATGACTTGGCCGATGACAAGTCTTTGGCCCAAGAGCTGGACTACACCCTCAGCCAAGACACCTATAGCTGCCGCTTCCATGCGAACCGCAGCTTCGTCTCTGACGAGGAAATCCGCAATGCCGATGCGCCGCTCAACCCGCTCATCGACACAACGGAGCAGCTCACCAACAACATCATGCTTGGCCACGAGAAGGCTGTTGCAGACTTGGTCTTCAACCCAGCCAACTACGGCAGCAACACTGCCTCTCCAGCAACCAAGTGGGATGTGTCGAGCAGCACTCCGATCGCCAACATCCAGACAGGTATCGATGCCACCCTCGGCAACGACCCTCTGCATGCTGTCATCGGCATCGAGGCATTTCGTGCGCTTCAGCGTCACCCTGACCTGACCGCAGCCTTCCACTTCGTCAGCGAAGGCGCAGTTGCTTCGGCTGAGCAGATTGCTCGTTTCTTCGGCTTCAAGAGCCTGAGCATCGGCGAGGCCCGCATCAACACTGCGCTCAAGGGACAGACACCTGTTCTCTCCCGCATCTGGGGCGACAGCATGTGCATCTTCCGCAAGCCTGATGCACCGTCTCCTCGCAAGGCTGCTTTGGCCTACACCTTCTCTGTGGGTGATCGCCAAGTCATCACCGAGCGCCACAACATGATCGGCGGCGGCACCGGCGGCGAGTTCGTCAAGGTGACCATGAACTACGATGTCAAGCTCATCAGCGCCTCTGCAGGCTTCCTGATCAGCAACACCAACACATGATGTAAAGTGGGTGCACCCTTCGGGGTGCGCTCCATTGGGTGTCTGAGACATCAACCTTTTCAGGGGCGTGTAGGGAACTCGGGCATCCAATTGAGCGCATCAGGAGCAAACATGTCACTGCCAGTACCAGCAAGAATCCCGACAGCAGTACTGACCAACGTGCAGTCAAAGATCACCTCAGAGATACTTGTTCCGGCTAATGAGACCCGAACACAGCTGACCATCTATAACGACAGCACAGCCAGTGTTTTTATCAAGCTAGGCTTGGGTGCCAGCTCGACGAGCTTCAGCATCAAGATGGGTGCAGGCAGCTACTTCGAGTTGGCAGGTGGAAGCACAGTCTACACTGGTGTGGTCACCTGCCAGTGGGATGCAGCCAATGGCTTTGCTCGCGTAACCGAGTACTAACCGATGGACTGGTGGCAGGGGTACTGACATGGCGTACTGTACACAAGCAGACCTCCAAGCCGCAGTCGGTGGCCTCGAGGCTCTGACATGGATATCAGATCTAACCAATGTGCAAGTCGACGTGGCCGCTGTGGCCTCTGCCATCGAGTATGCCTCGGCCGTGATCGACAGCTACGCGACAGGCACACCCGAAACTGGCTCAACACCGGGCGACCTCTGGGGTCCACCGAGTGGTCCGGGCACGCCGATTCAGGCCAAGCAGGCCGCCATCACGTTGGCAATATATCGCCTGTACGAGACAGTGCGCCGAGAGGTTCCCGCCCAGTGGCAGACAGCCTTTGACCGAGTCATCGCAAGCCTGACCGAGTTGGCTGTAGGCAAGGTGTCTTGGGTCGGTGGACAGGCTCCCGCACAGCAAGTCGTGTCGTCAGTGTTTCAATGGCAGAGTCGCCAGACCTTGCCACCGAACTCTCTTCGACGTGCCACACGCTACCAGACGGATGGGCTCTGATGGCACTGACCACCATCGAGCAAGTGTTGGATGCAGTCGCGACGGCGCTCGAGAACGTCAAGCCAGACGTGCGCCCGAACGTCGTGTTTCGTCGATGGCGTGGTGCAACTCCCATTGACCAAGTGGCCGGACCGATGCGCGAGCGTGCCTTCATGATGCGGCTCGGAGCAGGGTCAATACCTCGCACGATCTCCTCGCCCTCGCTGTTCTGGTGTCGCGCCGAACTACAGCTGCACATTGGTTACAACCTGCAGGAGCCAAGACAAAACGATGTCATGGGCATCGGCATTGACCATCAGATCTGGGCAGACGAGCGTGCGGTTCGCGGTGCTCTCGCCTTTGGGAACCCATTGGGAACTGTGGCGAACGTCAAGCGCATGGTGCTCATCAGTGTCGACCCGCCGACAGAGCGCACGAGGGTCTACCGGTTTGATCTGGAGTGGGCCGAGGTGGGCCAACCATGACCGTCCGTGTTACTCGCATTCGTATCTTTGTCGAAGAACCCGGGCAGCAGCTCGCCGCCGAAGAGGTGCGTGAGGTCATTCTCGAGCAGAGTGGCGCAGGCATCTCGGCAAGTGGCTCGCCCTTTCCACAGGGTGTGACAAAAGACCCGCTGACGATGTACGATACCGGCTTGATGCAAGACATCGATGTCGCGGTGACACCCGGTCGAATTGAATACTTTGCGCCCTATGCAGAGATAGTACAGGGCAAGTACAACTGGGCA